GCCGCCGGATATTGTTATGAGCGCAACGCAGGAATACAAATCAGCGGAAGATGGCGTGGGAGCGTTTTGGATGAGTTCTGCGAGCTTGATGAATGGGCGGAGGTTTCGGTTTCCGATCTGTATGCGGCTTTTAAGGAAAACTCGGATTTTACATGAAAAGAAGGAGTTCAACGATTACTTGGAGAAGCACGGATACAAGAAGGAAAGGCGAACAGCTGGCGAACAGAAGGGCAGGTTTTTCTGGAAAGGCATCAGGGTGAGCGGTTGCGAGGGGGGCGAAAATGGCAGACCGTACTAAATTGCTTCACTCGGGCGAGTTTTGTCACTGCCATAAGTCGTTGATTTATAAGCGGTTTCTAATTTTGGTTAGTGATGGAGTGAAGCTGGTGAAGCATTTTGCCATAACTCGTGTAGAAAACATCTTTTATATATGCGTATAAGCAATTTAGGGAAAAACCCTTCACTTGCTTCACTGCTTCACTGGAGTTGTTATGGATAAATCATCTGTTTTGGGACGGCTGGGACGCTTTACGCAGACTCACGCACGAAAGAATTTTGAACTTCCTCAAGGGGAAGGTAATTGCGTAGATAGAGGGAGTACGCATGTATCCGTCCCAAGCGTCCCAACAATAGTGTTAGACAAGCATGAGGAATTCAAACGCCTATATAAGAAGTTTGTTGATGGCTCACGCTGGTTGAATCAGAAGATTCAGGATGGGACAGCCCGGGAAAAGGACAAAGAGGAATTCAATAAGAGGGTAGTCGAGCCTATGGACGCTTTATGGGCGACGTTTACCGATGAGGAGAAGGACTACTGGGGCAAGGTTAAGTACGCCGTGGATTTGTTTGAAGGAACAATTGTTCTGGAAGACGAGGAGAAGAAAAGAAAACAAGCTGAAGAACGAAGCAAGAGGAAGAAAAGCAGATGGAGAAATTATTCCCGATCATATTAATCGTTTTAGATTTCGCCGCAGGTGTTGTGTATGCCTGTGGCGGGGATGTGCGGCACGCAGTTTATTGGATGGCCGCTGGAGTGCTGACCATATGCGTTACGTTTTAGGTGAGGTTTTTATGTTTGAGGCAAAAGAATGGAACAAAAAGATTGCTTAGGCTTATTGATCGCTGGAATAGATCAAATAAAGGCAGTCCGTGGGATAAGAAACTCGATGCTCTTGTGACCGGCTGGAATATTTGGCATTACCAAATCATTGGTCAAAAGCCGACTCTTTTTACTCATCCCAAAAGATATTTTCATTGGAGCAGTCGACTTTCCGTTGTGAACAGACATTGGAATTATCAGGTCACCATGACGGGGTGGAAAAGGCGTTGTGATTATATCAGAAGAACATGGGCAGATGCTGGTAAACAGATAAAAGGAGGGATAGGAAAATGATAGAAGCGGATATTAAAAACACTCGGGTAGGAATGAATGACTTGCGATCGATGTTAAGTAAACAGAGCTATCAATGTGCGTTGACTGGTAGAGAGTTAACGCCAGAGAACTGTTCGATCGATCACGTTATTCCTTTATGCAAGGGAGGAATTCATTCGATCGAGAATGCCCAATTGGTTGTTACCGAAGCCAATCATGCTAAAGGCAATTTAACGGAAGAAGAATTTCTGCAATTGTGCAGAGATGTTGTCGCTTATGCAGATAAAAGACGCATGTAGGAGTTGACTGTTTAAAGGTACTAGGAAGGGTGGTTTGGCCGAGGGTCGGGCGAGGCGCATTTTGTGAGTGATAGAAAATTTTGAAATGCGTGTCAGTGTCAGTGAGGTCAAAACAAGGCGGGAAAAATGGTCACAAAAGGCTCAAAAAGGCGCATTTCATGGGGGAATACGCTTAGGAATGGGCAAATAAGGAGGAATTTCGATGGCAAACATTAATGTTAATCCTGACATTTGCGATGTCAGTGTGTCAGAGCTGAAACCGGCTCCGTATAACCCGAGAGAGATTTCGGACGAGGCTTTGGCGGGGCTTCGGCAGTCGCTTGAGCGGTTCGGGATGGTGGATCTCTTGGTGGTGAACCGACGCAACATGAGAATCATCTCAGGGCATCAGCGATACAAGATTTTGCAGGAAGCGGGCGTTGAGAAAGTCACGGTCATCATGGTTGATGTGGATGAGATAGCCGAAATGGCTATGAACGTCACGCTTAACTCTCAAGAAATCACCGGGCAGTGGACAGCGGCGATCATTCCGCTTCTTGAGAAATTGCGCACGGAGAATGGGGACGCATATCTTGCTTTGCGTATGCAGGAGCTTAGGGATCAGGTGCGGGAGTTTGAGCAGGAGAATAAAGGTATTGGCGAAACATTGCCGGATGATCTTCCCGAACCGCCGAAGGAGCTTATCACCAAACCCGGGGACTTATGGATTCTCGGGGATCACCGGTTGTTGTGCGGTGACAGCACTAAAGAAGAAGATGTCGCCCGGCTAATGGACGGACAGCAGGCGGATTTGCTTGCGACAGACCCGCCGTATTGCGTTGATTATACCGGCAAGGATAGACCAAACGGCGGCCGGGATTGGTCGAATGTTTATCACGAGGTTGATATCCCGGACGCATCGGCGTTCATGAGAAGTTTTTATTCTGTCGCTTTGAAATTTATCAAACCTCACACGGCGTTGTATCTCTGGCACGCATCAAAACGCAGAAGCGAGATTGAGTGCGTATGTCAGGAATTAAATATTCTCATTCACCAGCAGATTATTTGGGTGAAGCCGTGCGTGATTTTGACCTACTCGTTTTATTCATGGCGGCATGAACCGTGTCTTTTGATGTGGGTCAAAGGGCAGAAGCCACCGTATCGACCGAAGGACAAATCTATCGGAAGTGTTTGGTCGATTGACTTCGTGCGCTCAGGTGATCCGACCACACCGGAATATCACACCGATCTTTGGGAGCTTGATTGGGAGGGTAAGAAGCGGGGAAGCTCTATCGCTGAGCATCCCACGGTTAAGCCGACGGAAGTGTTCGCCATACCCATGCGTGTGCATACGCAAGTTGGGGATATTTGTTTTGAGCCGTTTTGCGGATCGGGTTCTCAGATCATAGCCGCCGAGAGGGTCAATCGCAGGTGCTTTGCCATGGAGCTTGAACCGTTCTTTGTGGACGTGGCGGTTAAACGCTGGGAAGAATTTACCGGCAAGAAAGCGGTGAGAGCGTAATGGAAGAAGTGAAGCCGAAACAGAACTTGGCGGATATCGCCCGGAAGAAACGCTACTTGCACTTGATTGAGAAACTGCATAGCGGCACGCCGTTAACGAAGCCGGAGATTAAAGAGCTTGAGGAGTTTGAAAAAGAGCCGGAGGCGCCGACTGTCGTTAAGAGCGCAGAGGAAGTGGCGCAGTTCATGGACGTGTCGGAGCGCACAGTTTATCGCTGGCGCAATGAAGGTATGCCGGTCACGAAAGATGGTTACTACGATCTTGAGCGGATCAGGGTTTGGTTTGAGGAAAGAGAAAAGACGGGTGATGGAGAGGGCAAGGCTTACTGGGAAGAAAAGATCAGGAAGTATAAAGCGACGCTTCTTGAGATTGAGTTGAAGAAGGCTCAGGGCGAGCTTGTCTCAAGCGAGGAGGTCGAGCGTGGGCGCATTTCAAGAATCATCGCTGTTAAGAGGGCATTCTTGGCGTTACCAACACGGCTTGCGCCGGTTCTTTCTATGCAAGAGCCGAGAGAAATTGAAGTCATTCTTTATGAGGCGATATCAGAAATTATTGATGAATTCGCAGGGGTTGTAAATGAGAACATTGAAACAGGACAGACAAATTTGGACGCAGGCGGAACTGCAGGCGTGGAAGCGTCCGGCGAAGATAACAGTTAGCCAGTGGGCTGATCAATATCGTTATCTTAATCCGGTCACGTCAGCCGAACCGGGCAGGTGGAAAACTATCCGCACGCCGTATCTACAGGGTGTCATGGACGCTTTCACGGATCCGTATGTCGAGGAGATTACGGTCATGGCGGCGTCTCAGGTCGGCAAGACCGAGGGCATGTTTAACATGCTGGGATACGTTATTGATCAGGATCCGGGCCCCACGCTGGTGGTGTTACCGAGAGAAAACGACGCAAAGAGTGTTTCTTATAACCGTGTGCTTCCCATGATTCACGGCTCGCCAGTTCTACGTAACCGCATGCCGGTTAACGCTGACGATATGACAAAGCTGGAATACCGTTTTGACAGGATGATTCTGTTTTTCGCTGGGTCGAACAGCCCGGCGGATCTTGCATCAAGACCGATTCGCTATTTGTTTTTAGATGAGATTGATAAATATCCGAGGTTCTCAGGGCGTGAGGCTGATCCGATTAAGTTGGCGACAGAGCGACAGAAAACATTTTGGAATAAAAAGACGGTTAAGGTATCAACGCCGACAACTCGTGACGGGTACATCTATCGTGAGTTTGAGAAATCCGACCAGCGCAGGTTTTTCGTGCCATGCCCGCATTGCGGCGGGTATCAGATACTGGTGTTTGGTCAGATCAAATGGCCGGAGCACGAGAGATCGGCTGAGAAAATCAGGAATGAGAGGCTTGCGTGGTATGAGTGTGAGCATTGTAAGATGCGCATCGATGACTATCAAAAGCAACAGATATTGGCTCACGGAAAGTGGGTGCCGAGAGATTGCGAGATAAACGAGCAAGGAGAGATTTGGGGTGAGGGGATTAAAAGTAAACACCGGGGATTTTGGATTAATTCACTTTACTCGCCGTGGCTTAATTGGAGCGATATCGCCGCAGAATTTTTGAAGTCGAAAGATTTCATTGAGCTATTGATGAACTTTGTCAATTCGTGGCTTGCCGAGGTTTGGGAAGAAAAAATTGAGGAGACCACGGTTGATCGAGTCAAAGCGCACGCCTGCGAGTATACGGAAGGGATAGTTCCCGATGATGTGGTTGTCTTAACCGCTGGCGTTGACGTGCAGAAAGATCATTTTTATTACGTTATTCGTGGCTGGGGCTATGAGGAACAGTCATGGCTTGTGCGGTGCGGCTCTCTGGAATATTGGGATGATTAGTTGAGGTGTTATTCAAGACGGAGTACAGAAAGTTTTCGGGCGGTGAGACGCTTCCGGTTTACATGACATGCGTTGATTCGGGGTTC